GCCCCGGAAGAGGGCGCCAACTTCAACCAGCGCGCGCTGGCGTCCATCGCGCGCGAGCTCAACGATCGCTACGGCCTGCGCGACAAGGCGGCCGAGTCGCCCGTCACGCCGCCGAGCCTGACCGCGGCGCGGCAGCAGATCGACCCCCGCGGCAAGCCCATCGACACGGGCTCGAACGAGTACCTTCAGCCCAAGGCCGACCCCGGCTCTGTGGCCGGCACGGCGCGCAACCTCGGCGCCGGCTTGCTCAAGATCCCGCAGACTACGGTCAAGGGCGTGGCCGACATCACCCAGATGCTCACCAGCGGCCAGGTCGGCGGTGACTTGTCGGCCGCGATGCAGCGCGGCATGAAAGCCACCGACAGTCTTGTCGGCACGCAGGAGTTCAACCGCCAGAAGCAGGGCTTCGAGCAGGTCATGCTCGACGACACCAAGGGAATCGGCGACATGTTCGCCTACCTGCTCGAGAACCCCGCGGTGCTGGTGGACGAGTCCATCACCACCATCGGCTCGATGTTCCTGCCGGTGGCCGCCGCCGGTGCGGCCAGCAAGATCTCGAAAGCGGCCAAGCTCAGCGACTCCGCGCGGCGCAAGGCTGTCAGCGCGACCACGCTCGGAACGATCGCCGCGCAGAACGCCGCCGACACCTTCACTTCGACCGCCGACCAGCCGCTCGACCAGCGGTACCAGGGCGCCGCGACCGCGGCGGCCATCTCGCTTCTGTTCGGCATCGTCACCAAGGGCGGCGCCGAAGGCGTCATCGCGCGCCGCATGATCGACGACCTTCAGGCCGGGCGCATCGGCCTGAGCCGGGTCAAGGACTTCTTCAAGGCGGTCGGCAACGAGGCGCTTCAGGAAGCCGGCGAAGAGACCGGCGGCGTGCTGGGCGAGTCTGTCGCCAGCCGCACGCCCCCCAACATGACCAACGCCGGGAAGCGCGTGACCTATGCCGGCACGCTCGGTGGCGTCATGGGCGGCGGCATCAACCTGCTGACCGGCGGCGAGGCCGCCCGACAGCCCCCGCCGGGCGCCCCCGGCGCCCAGCCCCCACCCGCAGCCCAGGCGCCGCCGGCGCCCACGCCAGCCCCTGCTCAGCCTCCACAGGGGCCGCAGGCAGGCCCGGCGGCGCCTGGTGCTACCCAAGCCGCGACCGAGCCGCAGGCGCCCCCCGCGGCGCCCACGGGCGCCCAGGCGCGGCCCAGTGACGAGCTGGTCCAGTACGCCCGGCGTCGTCTGGAAACCCTGATCGACAAGTCCGAAGGCGGGTACATCACGGTCACGGACGCCAATGGCGAGTTGACCGAGGAAGAAATCCCCGGCCAAGATCTGACCGACAGCGAGAAGCGCGAGTTCGCCGCGCTGCGGAGCGCATTGGAAAGCAACAGCTGGGACGACCTGCAAAGGATTTACGGGCCGCTCGTAGATGGCGTCCTTTCCAAGCGCGACCCCGACCAGACCACCACCGCCACACAGGAAACCGTCGATGGCACTCAAGCCTCTGAAACCCAGCAAGCAGCGCCGAAAGGACAAGAACCGGGAGCGCGAGAGGAAGAAGTAGGCCAGGAGCCGAAGAACCTGGTCGACCTTGCGCGCGAGCTGTTCGGCAGCGGTCAGCAGGGCGGCAGCCAGGAGCAGGCGCAGACCGATTCCGCGCCGCCCACCGAGCCCCCGCGAACCGAGCGGCAGGCCATCGAGATGCGTCAGCAGCAGGCCGACGCCGAGCTGATGTCGAACAAGAACCCGGCCGAGTTCGTGGCCGCGCTGGCCAACGTCGTGCGCGGCAAGTCGCAGATATCGTTCAACCAGACCCCGGACAACCGTTTCGAGGTCAAGGCCGACGGGTACTCCCTGGGGTTCGTCAATGAGCGTCCGACCAGCGCAGACGATGTTCTGGCCAAGTTCTCTAGGGACTACCTACGCGACCTGAGTTCGCGCGGCGAGACGTTCCCGACCGACCCGCGGTCGATGACGCGCGACCAGTTCGTGATCGCCAACGCGCTCGGCGGCGTGGTGCCCGAGTTCGAGATCGACAGCCTGGACGCCGACTCCGGCGTCAAGATCAACGACGACGGCTCGTTCTCGGTCGACCAGGACGCTCTCTACGACCGCATCCAGAACCAGGCCAACACCCAGGAGGCGATGCCGAATGAACAGCCGCAAGAGCCCGTCGCGCTTCCTCCCCCGGACCAGGCCACCGACACAGCTCGAGAGGCTGGTGAAGAAAGCGGACGTCAGCCCGGTGGTGAGGTCGGCGATGCTGCAAGCGATCAAGCGGCTGAAGGCCAGGGTGTCGAGCCCCCGGTAGAGACCACAGCCGGACCCGGTGTCGCGGCTGATGATCAAGACCTCGACGCGATGTTCGACGACGTGTTCGCCGAAGCCATCTCTCGCCGCAAGGCGAAAGCCTCGCCGCCGCGCACCGAGCGCGAGGCGATCGAGCGCCGCACCGCGCGCGAGGCGGCCACCAGCGCCGCAAAGAACACGAGCGAAGGACTGAAGAACGCTATCGACGGCCTCGCCGAGCTGTTCGGCGGCAAGGGCAAGCTGGGCTCTGGCCTCTCGTTCGACGAAGAGACCTACGCCAAGGCCAAGCCGCTGTTCATCCAGGCTCTCGCGGACTTCAAGAACGCGGCCCAAGACCTGCGCGAAGCCATGCTGGCGATCGTGGACATGGTTATCGACAAGGCCGGCGAACAAGCCGCCGAGGACATGAAGCCGTACGTCATGCGCTTCATCAAGGACATGAAGGAAGGTCGGCTCAACGAAGAGACTGAGACCCCGCCGGTCGCCGGGCCGACAGCAGAAGCGACGTCTGAGACGGTGACCGAGCAGCCGCCCGAGACCACGCCGCCGGAGACCCCGGCAGAAGAGCCTGCTCAGCCCCCGACCGAGCAGCCGGCCAAGGACGAGGAAGCCGAGGAAGACGCCGAAGAAGATGACGCCGACGAAGACGGCGAGACCAGGCCGCGCACGATCCTGAAGGACGCCGGCGAGAAGATGGAGGGCAAGCGCGCCGACGATGCGAAGAAGCTCATCAAAGAGCCGATGACGGATCGAGAGCAGTACGTCAAGAAGGTTCTCGAGTCAGCTTCGCTTTCGCGCCTCTTCCCGCTGGAACCCGCCGCTGGCTCGACCACCGGCGTCAAGTATTTCATGAACGACGTGCGCTCTTCGTTCAAGACCCTGCTCGAAGTGGCAGGCGAACGAGCAGGCGGCAGCCGAGCAAAATACTCGACGTCCTTCAAGGACGCGATCAACGAGTTCGTGGCAAGCGACATCGGTCTCAAGGAGTTCCAGAATCTCGCGGAGAAGTACGTCAACTACGTGTCCAGCGCGCACGAGTCGTTCAAGGGCTCGATGACGGTCGCCGAGGCGCACGTCGGCTTGATGCAATTCTTCCAGCAGGACGGCAACAACCTGAAACAGTCCGGGTTCACGAAGCCCAACGCCAGCCTCTACTGGTTCAGGGCGACGCCAGACTACTTGAAGGAGCTCGACTCGAAGGTCTTGCTGCAAGACCCTGACGCGCGACCGCGCCTGGAATACATCCAGCGCACGGGGTTGCCGGACTACCGCAACGGCCGGGACGTTGGGTCGGAGGACTTCATCGCCACCTTTGGCTTCCGCGGCGTCGAGTTCGGCAACTGGGTTGCCGGCGTCGATCGCCAGGCAAACGTGAACCACGCTTACGACGCGCTGTACGACCTCACGGCACAGCTCGGCGCGCCCCCGACCGCTGTGTCGCTCGGCGGCACGCTCGGACTTGCGTTCGGCTCCCGCGGCCGCGGCAATCACGCCGCCCACTACGAGCCCACCACCGTGGTGATCAACCTCACCAAGACCAAGGGCGACGGCACAGTCGCGCACGAGTGGGGTCACGCCCTCGACTACGCGCTGCGTGCCAACGGCTCAGGCGACCACGTGCAGATGCTCAAGTCGTATCTGCGAAACTACATCAACGTCGCCGCCGCAGAGCGCGAGTTCATGAAGATCTTGGAGCGCCTGCGCTTTGCGAAGAACGAGGACACCGCCAAGCGGATCATCGACAACGCCAAGCGATTCGTGTCCGAGCAAGAGTGGCGCGACTCCGACAACATCGCCAAGCCGACCAACTTCATCAAGGAAGCCAACAAGCTTGGCGAGAATTATTGGGGCAACAATTTTGAGCCCTGGGCGCGCGCTTTCGAGGCGACTGTATACGACAACCTTGAGGAAGCGACCTCTCCCTATCTTGTCACGAACCACGTCGCCGAAGGCAAGGTCACACCGGCAAGCGGATATAAGGGAATCCCGTACCCGATGGGCACGGAGCGCGTGGCGCTGCGCGAAGCCTTCAACAACCTCATCAAGAACATCGACTGGACTGGCAAGCCGTTCATCAAGGAAGGCTACGTCAACCCCCGGCAGGCTGCCGAAGAGCAGGTCCAGAAGCTGCTTGACGATCTTCTCGAGCGCATCGACGAGATCGCCGCCAAGTTCCGCGTCGGCGAACCGCGTGAAGACGGGCTCTATTGGTACGAGTATTCTCCCGGAAAGCAGCGCGGCAAGGGAAACCAGCCCGAGGGGTATTTCGCATACCACCTCGGAAACAAGTATGTCGGCTATCCCGAGCCGCTCTCCGTCGACGCGCTCAACGCTTACGAGCTGTCGCAGGCAGGCGACGGACTGGACCTGAGCGCCAACATCTTGTACCTCAAGAAAGGAGACGGGAATGGAAGTGAAAAACCTGACGGCGTTCGGAATGATGGCGAAGAAGGCCTGGGAGACGAACCGGCCGCGGATGACGGCTCACCTCAAGGAGAAGGGCGTCCTACTCGAGGCGCTGATTCTGAATCAGGAGAAGGCCAAGGCGATGGTGGCGGATCTGGTGGCAACCGGAGTCCACGTGGAGACGGCAAAGGACGAGGCGGTGAGGAAGTATCTGGTCCTGCCGACGGAGGACGAGGAACCGATCCTGAGTCCGGACCTGATGCCGTTCAGCCAGCCGGCGGCGACTACCGGATCTCGGACCTAGACAGGATCGGTGAGGGGTCGATCACCAAGAAGTTCGACGACAACATCGAGGCCGTCCGGGTGCTCAAGGCCTTGCAGGCCGAGGGTCGCAAGGCCACCAAGGAAGAGCAGAAAGTCCTGGTTCGCTACGTCGGCTGGGGCGGCATGCCGCAGGCTTTCAACACCCAGAACACCGACGAGGCGTGGGTCACCCGCGCGAAGCTCGTCAAAGACCTGCTGACGGATCAGGAGTACCAAGACGCGCGCGCCAGCACCATCAACGCGCACTACACGTCCCAGCCCGTGATCGAGGCCATGTGGAAGGCCGTCGAGCGGTTCGGGTTCCGCGGCGGCAAGATCCTCGAACCCGCGGTCGGCGTGGGCCACTTCTTCGGCCTCATGCCGGAAGAGATCGCCAAAAACTCCAGGCTGAACGCCGTGGAGATGGACTCCCTTTCCGCTGACATCACGGCGCAGCTGTACCAGAGCGCGAAGGTTCTGAAGAAGGGGTACGAAGAGACCAAGTTCCCCGACAGGTTCTTCGACCTCGTGATCTCGAACGTGCCGTTCGCCGATTACGGCCCGTCAGACCAGACGCACAACAAGCAGAACTTCAACCTGCACGACTACTACATCAACAAGTCCTTGAACCTGGCGCGACCCGGCGGCCTTGTGGCCGTCATCACGTCCAAGGGCACGATGGACAAGTATTCGTCCGAGGCGCGCTCTGCTTTCGCAGAGAGCGCCGACCTCATCGGCGCGGTCAGGCTGCCCGAAACCGCGTTCAGCGACAACGCGAACACGGTGGTCACGACGGACATCCTCTTCTTCCGCAAGAAGGCCGAGAACGCGGCGCCGATCGAGCAGACCGATTGGGTCATCGTGAAGGAGATCAGGCTCGAGGACCACTACGGCAACACCAAGTCGTACTCGATCAATCCCTACTTCACGACCAACCCGGACAATGTCATCGGAGAGATCTACGCTAGGCCGGGGCGTTATGGAGGCGGGTCCGAGCTTGCGGTGCGCGCTGGCGATACCGGCATCTATACCGGGGTGATCGCCGCTGTCGAGCGCATGCCGACGAACATCTACATCACGAAGGACAACGTCGAGAAGCTTGAGCAAGCGGCGACCGAAGTGCCGCCGCCAGGCGACGCGAAGGACGGTGGATACGCCGAGATCGACGGCAAGCTGTACGTCAAGTCCGGCGAACAGATGATCGAGGTCAGGGAAGAGACCCCGAAGGAAAAGAAGCGCGGCAAGATCATCCGCGCAAGCCTCAAGCTGCGCGACCTGATCCGCGTGGCGCTTCGGGCCAGGCTGAGCGGAGGAGACGAGAAGACGATCGCCAGCGCCAAGAAGGACGTGGCGAAGGGCTACAAGAAGTTCGTCGACGAGCACGGCTACCTCAACAGCCGCGAGAACGTCGAGGCGTACTGCGAAGACCCGGACTCCGCGCTTCTGCTTGCGATCGAGAAGTGGGACGAGACGAAGCAGACCGGTGAGCTCATCGAGATCGACATCGCGCCTTACGCGCCCCCGGAGACGGCCGAAAACGCGTTCGACGCGCTGCTCGTCTCCCTGAACGAGAACGGCCGCATCGACTTCGACCACATGCAGCGCCTGACCGGGTTGAGCCGCGACGCCCTGATCGACGAGCTGGGCACGGCCATCTACGACGACCCGGAGGTGGGCTACATCACGGCCGACGAGTACCTGTCCGGCAACGTGCGCCAGAAGCTGGGGATCGCCAAGCTGGCAGCCGAAGCCGACAGCGGCTACCAGAGGAACGTCGAGGCGCTCGAGAAGGCCATGCCGGAGGACATCCCACCGGAGAAGATCGCGGCGCGCCTCGGCGCCCCGTGGGTTCCCAACTGGTACGTCACCGATTTCATCAGCTACCTGTTCGGCGGCCGGCGCATCCTCGAAGCGGAGTTCGTCTCCGCGGCCGGAACCTGGGTGATCTCCGGCAAAGGGTGGAACGACGCCGAGCGCAGCAGGGCTTACAGAGGCGCGAAACAGTCGGCGTACGCCATCAACAAATGGGGAACCACAAGAATGGACGCGGTCGACCTTCTCGACTTCGCGCTCAATGCTGGGTTCCCGAAGGTCATGGACAAGACGCAAGACGGCGGCTACATCATCAACACCAGGCAGACCGAGCTGGCCAACGAGAAGCTGCGCTTGATCAAGGAAGAGTTCTCGAAGTGGGCTTGGATGGATGCCGATCGCGCCACCGCTCTTTCTCGCGTCTACAACGACACGATGAACTCCATCCGGTTGCGGCAGTTCGAGTATCCCGCAATCAAAGGCCAGAAGAACCAGAAGGGGGAGGTCCGGCTGATCGGCATGTCGCCGACCCTTGCGCTGCGCCCCCACCAGGCCGCGGCCGTCTGGCGCACGATCGTGTCCGGCAACACCTACTACGCACACGATGTCGGCACCGGCAAGACCTTCACGATGATCGCCGCTGGCATGGAGATGAAGCGCATCGGCCTCATCAAGAAGCCGATGTACTCCGTTCTCAAGGCGACCCTGCCGCAGTTCAAGGCGTCGTTCATCCGCGCGTACCCTGGCGCCAACGTGCTTGCTATCGAGGTGAGCGAGAAGCCTGGAGCGCGCGCGCGACAGCTGAACCGGATCGCTCTCGGCAATTGGGACGCCGTCATCCTGACGCACGAGTCGTTCTCGCGCATCCCCATGGGCGAAGAGATCATCAGGGCGTCGTACCAGGAAGAGCTCAACAAGCTCGAGGACGCGCTGAGACAGGCCAACACCCGCGGCCGCAGCTCCAAGGCCGTGAAGGAGATCGAAAAGGCCAAGAAGCGCCTGTCGGCTCAGATGTCCAAGGAAGCCGCCAAGTCCAGGAAGGATGACGTGGTGACGTTCGAGCTGCTCGGCGTCGATCAGCTGTTCGTGGACGAGGCCCAAAAGTTCAAGAACCTCATGTTCGCCACCAAGCTGGGCCGCGATGTGCGCGGTCTCAACCCGGCTGGGTCTGGGCGCGCCTTCGATTTCTACATGAAAACGAAGTACATGAACATGACGTACGGGCGCGGCGTGGTCATGGCCAGCGGCACGCCGATCTCCAACTCGGTCGGCGAGCTCTTCACCATCAGCCGCTACTTGCAGCCGACCGTGCTCGAAGAGCGCAGCCTTGCGACCTTCGATCAATGGGCCAACAGCTTCGGCGATATCGGCCAGGTCGCCGAGTATCTGCCGGAGGGCGGCGGCTACAAGATGGTCACGAAGTTCAACCGATTCGTGAACATCCCCGAGCTCATGCAGATGGTCTACGCGGTCATGGACTCCGTGAGCGCGGACAAGATCAACATCAACCGCCCCAAGCTGGAGAAGGGCAAGCAGCAGTCCGTTATCGTTCCCCAGAACGAGGGCGTGAAGGAGCTCATGCAGCAGCTCGAGGCCAGAGCCAAGGCCATCCGCGCCAATCCGATGGGAGCCTTGCCGGACAACATGCTAGTGGTCGTGAGCGACGGCAAGAAGGGCGCGACCGATATGCGCCTGGTCAACCCAGCGACGCCGGACTACGAGCTCACCAAGACAAACGCAGCGGTCAAGATCGTCTACGACATCTACAAGCAGGAGGCCGAGAAGAAGGGCACCCAGCTGATCTTCTGCGACATCGGCGTGCCCCGCAAGGAAGGCGAGTTCAGCGTCTATCGTGACATCAAGGAGAAGCTTGTCGCCGCCGGCATCCCGGAGGCAGAGATCGCGTTCGTCCACGACGCCAAGAACGACAGGCAGCGCGCGGTGCAGTTCGCCAAGGTCAACTCAGGCGAGATCCGCGTCTGGATCGCGTCCACCGACAAGGGAGGCACCGGCGTCAACGTCCAGGAGCGCGTCGCTGCGGTCCACAACCTCGATCCGCATTGGAACCTGGCCAACATCATCCAGCGCATCGGCCGCGGCCAGCGCCAGGGCAACATCTACAGCGAGATCAAAGTCCTGAACTACGCCACGGAAGGCACGGTAGACGCCTTCATGTGGGACAAGGTGCAGTCCAAGGGCCGCTTTGTCGACCAGATCATGTCCGGTGACGTGACGATCCGCGAGGCCGAAGACATCAGTCAGGATACGATGAGCGCCGCCGAGATGGTGGCGTTCGCGTCCGGTGACCCGATGATCGCCGAGAAGGTCGAGCTCGAGGCGTCCCTGACCAAGCTCAACGCGCTGCACTCGGGATACATGTCTGAGCGCTGGTCTCTTGGCGTTAAGATCGCTCGGCTCCCTGAGAAAATCCGCAAGCTGAGGGCAGAGGCGGCCGCATACGATGATGTCGCAGCCAGGATCAAGACCGCGAAGACCGTGGTCATCGGCGACAAGACTTTCTCGCTGGAGCGACCCAAGAAGGAAGAGAAGCCGAAGCCCAACCTGGCCGACATGCTCTCTGACCGGCTGTCTGCTGAGCCCAAGGCAGACCAGCCGCAGCCGGCGCAAGAGGCCGCCGCCAAGCCAGCCGAGAAGAAGGAAGAGCCGAAGGCGCCAGACGTCGAGGCCGAGATCGAGGCCGCGCTGCTTCAGGCCGCGGCCGCCTTCAAGGATTCCAAGCGTCCGCGCCACATGATCGGCATGATCGGCGACTTCGCGTTCGGGTTCCGCAGGAGCCTTATCACGGATGGCGCGCCGTCGATCGTGGTCGCCATCAAGCACGAGGGATTCAACGGGGACGCGGACTTCCCAACCAACAAGGAAACGGAGTTCAAGAACTTCCGCAACCGTCCTGGGACCATGTCGAACGCGCTCAAGAAGTACGGCGAAGAGCTGAAAGGCTTGGCCGCGCAGGCCGAAAAAGAGTCGACGGTTCTTCAGGCCGAGTACGACAAGCCGTTCGCCAGACAGGAAGAGTTCGACACCAAGAACGCTCGGCTGAAAGAGATCAACGACACGCTGATCGGCAACAACGCGCGCAACGAGAGCGTCGTCGACGACTCCAACGTCAGGTCGATGTCCGAAGAGGACGACGACGACTCCGACGACGGCGTCCTGAACAACATCCGGCGCAAGCCAAGCATCGCCGCGCAGCTCAAGAAGTCCGGCGTCTCGGTCAACGACTACATGGACGCAATCCGTCGTTGGAACGCCGGGGAGCGGCTGTTCGGCTTCCCGGAGATGGACGAAGCGCCGGTCGAGATCAATAGCGTAGAGATGCTGGGCAACTACAACCCCGAGCAGCTGATGGCGCTGCCGGGGTCCGAGCGCGCCAGCTCCGGTCTCGAAGAGGCCGACAAGTTCCTCGATGCCAACGACCTCAAGGGGTTCGAGCAGACCTACGACTACATGCGCGACGACCGCAGCCACGGCGACGAGTTCCTCGTCATGGCCGCAGAGATCATGCAGCCGCCGAAGGGCGTCAAGGTCGACCTGCGGGAGTGGACGGCAGATGTCTTGCGCCTGTCGCAGCGCATGAACGTCGAGTCCGATGGCGATCCGGCCGAGGTCGACATCGACTTCTACCGCGCGCGGCGCGGCGACGAGACGGTGCAGAACATCAAGCTCTTGACCGCCCCAGCCCCGGCCTTCGCCCAGGTGCCGGACGCCCTGCGCGCGGACGCGCTGCCCAAGCTCAAGTCGCTCGAGACCCGGCTCGAGGCCGGCAAGATCACCGAGGCCGAGTACCGGCTCGGCGTGCAGCAAGTCATCTCGCGCTTGGAGACCCGCAACTACGTGCAGGCCCAGCGCGCAAGCCGTGGCCGCCGGCGCGGCCCGGAGTGGGTCATCGCGCAGTTCGAGCGCCAGGCCGCCGACGGCACGATCCCGCGCGACGAGGCCGACTTCGTGCGCTGGCTTATCCAGCAGAACCCGGCGATCGCGGACGACCTGGCCGTGTCCTTCAAGCGCGGCCCGGAGGGCGGCTACGTCTCCGGGAACTACAACCCCGCCTCGCGGATCATCACGATCTTCAAGGGCGCGCAGGCTGACGAAGAAGGATCAGGCACCGGGACTCACGAAGTCCTGCATCACTCCGAGCGGATGATGCCCGACGAGGTGCAGGCCGGCATCCTGGCCGAGTGGAAGAAGGCCTGGATGGCCGAGTTCAAGAAGGCCGACAAAGAGCAGCGCGGCCTTCTGCTCGACATGCTGGCCGGTGGCCTCGCCGGGTCCAAGTCGGCGCACGACCGGGTGGTCAGCGCCTTCAGCAGCGGCAAGCTCGACTACGACGCGCATTATCAGCTCTACAGTCCGTCCGAGTTCTGGGCGGTCAACGGAACGCGCATCCTGAACGACCGCCGCATGGCTCAGCAGTCGTGGGTGAAGCGCGCGCGCCAATGGCTGAAGGAGATGATCGAGCGCGCCAAGAGCCTGTTCGGTCTGCGCTCCGACGCGGCCGTCATCCGCGGCCTGGAAGCGGTGCTGAAGGGTGAGCGCATCCCCGGTGTCGACCTGCTGGTCAACCGCGCATCTGCCGACCGCACCTTCTTCGGCGGCATGGCCGACGAGGCCGCCGACGTGCTCGCCGGTGTCGAGGACGCAGGGCCGCAGCGCCTCAACAACATCATGCGGCGCACCCGCAACAACGCGATCCAGTTCTGGGGCAACCGGAAGGAGAAGGTCAAGACCTTCAACTGGTACGACCGCAAGCTGGCCCAGCAGTACCACAAGGCGCTGAAGGACGCTGATTTCGGCAAGGTGTTCGCCACCACGACCAACATCTTGAACACGGTCTCGCTGACCGCCATCCGGGCCGCCGAGCTGGCGCCCGGAATCCTGACCCGCGTCGAAGATGTCGGCCAGTCCATGCGCGTGCTCTTCGGCCCCGGTCAGTCGCGCAAGAACCTCCAGGTCGCAGGCGACGCCCTGTTCGCAGGCACTCTGGCCGGCAAGGGCGCGTACGACGGCAAGATTTGGTCGAAAGACGAGTTCATGAAGTTCGCCGGCGCCAACGAGGCGTCGTGGGCGCTGTACCAGCAGGGGCGCGCGGCGATCGACGCCAGCCTGAACGAGCTGGCGGCCGCCGAGGCGTACTCGGTCGTGCAGGACATGCTGCCGGCAAGCGCCCGTCAGGAGATCCTGGACGACGTCAAGCGCGCTCATCCGATCGTGTTTGGCGCCATCTACAACGAAGAGAAGCGCGCCAAGAGCATGGCCGATTCGGCCAAGGCGCGCGGCGACGGCGAGGCAGAGCAGCGCCACCTGGCCGAGCTGGCCACGGCGCAGGACGCGCGCAAGAAAGTCGAGAAGATCTTTGGCATCGCCAAGTCCCTGAAGGACGGCGGTTACGCGCCGCTGATGCGCTTCGGCCGGTTCGGCGTGACCGTCACCAGGATCGACCCGGTGTCCGGCCGCCCCGACCCAGGTGATGACGGCGACTCGATCCTGCACTTCTCGCGCTACGAGTCGGAGAACGACGCGCGCGCCGCGGTTCGTGAGCTGCGCGCGCAGTACGGCACTGGCGGGGATGTGCAGGTCGTCGCCGCTCCGATTTCCGAGAAGTCGAATCAGCTTTATGCCGGCATCTCGCCCGAGACGATGTCTGTGTTCGCAGAAGCCATCGGCGCAGACGCGGCCATGAAGAAGTACATCGAGCAGGTCGCCAGCGAACGGTCCGCGCTGAAGCGCCGGCTCGACCGCAGCGGCACGCCCGGCTACAGCCGTGAGCTCCCGCGCGTGCTGTCGAACTTCATCACCTCGAACGCCAGGTACGCCTCGCAGCGGTACTTCCTCAAGGAGCTCGACCGCAACATCAGCCGCATCCCGAAGAAGACCAAGGGCGACGTGCTCGACGAAGCTATCCTGCTCAAGAACTTCGTCCTGAGCCCGGATGACGCCGGCGCCAAGATCTCGTCGGTCATGTTCATCCTGTTCCTGACCGGGTCTTTGGGAGCGGCGTTCGTGAACACGACGCAGACGCTGACCTCGACCATCCCGTACCTGTCGCAGTACGCCGGCGCTCGAGGCGCTGCGGCGCAGTCCTTCAAGACGGCGATGTCGATCGCGCTCGGCAAGATAAAGCCGGACCAGGTGCTTGAGAAAGCCCTGAAACGCGCGAGCCAGGAAGGCATCGTGGACGCGCAGGAGATCTTCCATCTCTATAGCGTCGGCGCGCAGGGCGTGGCGTCCGGTCTGATCAACACCTTGGCCAAGATCCCCGGCGCGGGTCGCGCCTTCAAGGACGGCGGCGCTGGCGCTAGGGCGCGCGCGAACGCTGCGCTCACGCTCTTGGGCTCGATGTTCTCGCTGGCCGAAAAGTTCAACCGCAAGGTCGCGTTTGTCTCGGCGTACGAGGTCGCGCGCAAGAACGGATCAAGCGATGACGTCGCCTACGCCTTCGCGGTGCGAACCGTAAACGTGACGCAGGGTGTGTTCAACAAGGCGGGGCGGTCCAATTGGGCGCGCCCGACGATCGGCCGCGCGCTACTGACGTTCAAGAGCTTTTCGCTCATGTACATGGAGATGTTCTATCGCATGATCAAATACGGCGGTCCGGAAGGGAGGAAAGCCGCTGTGATGATGCTTGCGATTCTCATGCTGCTGGCCGGTGAGGAAGGCCTGCCGTTCATGCAAGACCTGAACGACCTGATCGACACCCTCGGACAGAGGCTCGGCTACGACACAAACACCGTTCGCTCCAAGCGGCGCTGGGCGCACGAGACTCTGGGCCAGGGGTTCGGCGACTTCGCCCTGTACGGCGTCTCGTCGCTGCTGCCGCTCGACTGGCACGGCCGCCTGGGCCTCGGCAACCTCATCCCAGGGACCGGCTTCTTCAAGCTGTCGAACAAGGAGAACCGCGCGCGCGATGTCGCGGAGATCATCGGCCCGACCGCCGGCGCAGCGCAGCAGATCGCAGACGCGTGGGACGCGGCTGCCGACGGGAAGTACGGCAAGGCTCTCCAGAGCGCCGTCCCCAAGTTCGCCAGGGACATCCTCCAGGGCATCGAGATGGGAAGGAAGGGCTACGCGACGGACGCTCGAGGTCGCGTCTTGGCTGACACCGACGGGCTCGACGCGGCGGTCAAGATGATCGGCTTCCAGCCGACCGCCGTCGCGCAGCGCCAGCGCGCCGCCAGTCCGATGTACCAGGACATCGCGCTTCAGAAGAGGACCGAGTCCGCGATCATCGACGAGTGGGCGACCGCGGTCGTGATGGAGGACGACAAGGGGATCGACGCCGCGGTGAAGAGCCTCGACGATTGGAACAACAAGAACCCCGACACGCCGATCTACGTCTCGCCCGAGCAGGTAATAGACCGCGTGAAGTCGATGCGCGCCGGGCGCGACGCGGCGCTGCTGAAGTCAGCGCCGAGGGAGCTGCGGGGGCGGGTCGCCGACGGGCTCGACGCCGTCAAGTAAAGCGCGTCAGAACGGGATCTCGTCGTACGACCAGGAGTCGCAGCCGGTGGCCATGACCTCGGTCGGTGGCTCCGCGCCGGCGGCCAAGCGGCAGCCGCGCCGCGGCATGGTCGTGAAGTGTTCGCAGGTCGCGCACGAGACCTCCAAGGTCTCGAGCGACGCCAGCTCGGACTGGTAGAGCTCGACGCGGCGCTGGAGCGCGGCGATCCGCGCGGCCAGTTCCTGCTTCGTTTTCAAAGCGCAACCGCCCATTCAGGCAAAGATCTGTCTGGAATGACGCTCGAGACTCCGTGACGGAAAGTCGTGATCTCGGCGTCGATGACCTCCCAATACTTCCCGTTGCGCTTCACCGTGATGAAGTCCGGCGCAGGGATCTTGTTCTCGCCCAGCAGCGCGAGAGCGTCGGTCACGGTCTTGGGGCACATGGCGCCGCGTTGCCAGAACCAGGAGACGGCCAGCTTCTTGACGTTGCTGCGCTCGTCCTCGATGGGGATCCATTGATCGAACGACGATGCGCCGCACCAGTAGGTGACCCGCACCGAGTCGGGGCGCCCCTGCTTCTTGTGGCGCCGGTACTCGACGCGGTCGACCGCGTAGCGCATCGGCTTGGCTAGAGCGGCGACGATGACGCCGTCGGCGGCTTCCGTGCCGTGGCTCGGCTTGCTCGGCCACTCGTAGCCGCAGCCGGGGCAGAGCATGATCGAAGCGTGTATCAGCTCGTGGCATTGGGGGCACTCCTTGGCCGGAGCTACACTCACGCCCTCGCCGCCGCCCTTCGAGCCTTTGACCCGGATCTGGTCGATGGGGCCGTGCCGCGCGATGTTCCCGGCGAAGTCGAGGACTAGGGTGTTCTCCTTGCCCGGCGCCTTGCGGAGACCACGGCCCAGCATCTGGACATAGAGCCCGGTGCTCTTGGTCGGGCGCATGAGCGCGATGCAGTCGATGTCCGGGTAGTCGAACCCGGTCGTCAGCAGCATGGCGTTGAACAGGATGCGGGTGCGCCCGGCCTTGAAGTCCGCGATGCGCCGGTCACGGTCGCGCGCGGCCATGTCGCCGGTGACATAGTCGGCAGACCAGCCGCGCGCCAAGGCGACTTCCGCGAAGTGCTTGGCGTGCTCGACACCGGCGCAAAACCCGAGGATGTGCTGCCGGTCGTGGGCGTAGCCCTCGATCTCTTCGAGCGCGCCGACCAGCAGATCCTCGCGGTCCATCGCGGCTTGCAGGTCGGCGGGAACGAACTCGCCGCCCTTGACGCGCACCTGGCTCAAGTCGGCCTTCGTCACGCCGCCCTTGGCGGTCAGGGGGCAGAGGTAGCCGTCCTTGATCAGATCCCCGACGTTGGCGTCGTAAGCGATGTCGGTGAACACGCGCTCGGAGCCCTCGGTCAGGATGCCGGAGTCCATGCGGTACGGCGTGGCCGTCAGGCCGACGACCTTCAGGTATGGGTTGTACGAGCGCAGACCCGCGAGGAAGCGCCCGTACATGGTGTCGGACTTCTTCGAGAGCAGATGCGCCTCGTCGATGATGACAAGGTCGGTCCCGGCAAACGTGGCCGGGAGCCGGTGGATCGACTGGATGCCGGCGACCGTGATCTGGTGCTTCTTCTTCTGCTTGAGCCCAGCCGACCAGACACCGATCGGCGCCTCCGGCCAGTAGCGGATGATGGCGCGCGCGTCCTGCTCGATCAGCTCCTTCACGTGCGTCAGCACGATGACGCGAGTGTCGAGGTAGTCCGACACCGCGCTGTGGATGAACGCGGCCAGGGTCAGGCTCTTGCCAGCACCGGTCGGCAGCACGATGAGCGGGTTGCCGCGGCTCTTGGCGAAGTAGTCGTAGATCGCCGCGACGGCCTCCTTCTGGTACGGGCGCAGCTCGATCATCCGACCACCTTGGCGCCGAACTTCTCGCGGAAAGCCTCGACTTCCTTGTTGCAGATGACCCGATGGTCGGCGGCCGCCGCGATCTCCGCGCTGCGGTACATAGGCATGGTCGCCGGCAGGTCGGCCGGCGGCATCACGCCCTCGGCGGTCACGACGAACTCGTCACCGTTGTCCTTGCGCTTGAACAGGATCCATTGGTCGCCGGCGTCGATGGCCTCGGCGTAGGTGACGAGGAACGGCAGCGGAAGGCGGGCATCGCAACCGGTACGCTGGACATCGACGGGGATGTCGCGCTCCTTGTAGAACGCGCACGACCAGCGCGCGTTGCCGTCGCGCTCGGGCGTCGAGTGGACGCAAGAACGACAAGACTTCTTGAAGCCCTTACCGCTGTGGCAGACCGCGTTGAACGGGCACCAGCCGCAGAGGTAATACTTCGGGTCGTCGCTGATGCGCGCGGGGATCGTCTTGCCGAAGATGATGCTCTCGGCGCGCGCCTCTGTGCGCTCGAACTCGACCTGGTCGAACTCGACGCGCTCGGAATACAGGTCATCGTTGTCTTTGTTGACGGCCAGGTACAAAGCGCGGTCCATGCCGCTCTTGCCCATGTACCAATTCATCTGGACCCAATGCTCGGGCTTGGCCTTCTTGACGCCTTTGGCCTTCAGATCCGCGAAGGACTTGGCGCTGTGCGTCTTGAATTCGAGGACGTGCCACTTCTGGCCGCCGCCGGGGATGTTGGTCGCGGCGCCGTCCATGTGGCCCTTCATGTGGCCGCCAAGGCTCTCGAATCCGAACTGCTTGCCGGACGCGGGGTCGAGGTCGTGGACCTTCGCGCCGATCGAGCGCAGATCGGCGGTGAACCGGGACTCGGCCATGTGACCGGTCTGGAACAGGCGCATGGTGCGCCCGTCGAACTTCTCCTTGTCGGCCCAGCGGAACGCGTACCAGAGAGCGCGCGCGCACGGGCGCCCGATGACGGACGCGCCGAGATAGGTGCGCTGCTTCTCCGAGCCGGCGCGCCGCTCGTACTGCTCGAAGATGGCTGCTGCGATCGGATCGACGTGCCCAGAAATGTCAGGCATTGAACTTCTCCGGCTTGAAGTGCTTGGCGAGGAATTCTTCGGCGCTGACGGATTCGCCATCTGGCTCAGGCGCCGGCTCAGTTGGCGGCGACGCAGCCTCGAGACTTTCTGCGGCCTTCTGATACAGGCGGCTGGATATTGCAGCGTTGGTTCGTATGCAGTCGAAAACGACCTCGAGCATCGCTTCCATGTCCTTCTTGCTATTGATGACGCCGACGATATCCGCGATCCCGCGGCCAAGCTGCACGATGAGGTCGGCGCGCTTGTCCTTTTCGCCGGAGCTCAGCGCGTTCAGGACCATCATGCCAACGGTCTTTTCGTAGTTGATGCTCATTGGTTCGCTCGTGTTGGGTAAGGCGCCGTCTCTCCGGCTGTCACGCTTTCTCCCGCGTTTGGATGTCTCGGCGCGGCGCGCTGGGGTGGGCGCGTAGGTCCGCGACCAAGACTCAGGCCG